GTTTTAATTCAAACACTTCATTTCTGTAGTGTTTTGCAATTAAAAAAACCATTAAAAGCATAATAATGGTCGCTATGAATAAGATTTTAGTTTGTGAGTCTTGTTTCATTTGCTTGTTTATATCATAAAAATAAATAAAAAAATCCAAAAAAACAAATTACACATTATTTTAGAATGATTAAAAATAAAACGGGCCAGGTTATCTGGCCCATTTCTTATTTTACCGCTTCAGTTACTGGTGCTGCCGGTTTAGACGGGTCAGCTGGCGCTACTGGGGCTTCTACTACGCTTGCTGTCGAATCAGCTGTAGGTACAGCAGTTGTATCAACTTGTGCAGCAGTTGAATCTGTTGCTTCCTTTGTGGCAGATCCTGAACCACATGCTGTTAGTGTAAGTGCTACACCAAGAGCCAAAATAAATGTATATTTTTTCATATTATGTTTAATATAACTAAAAAAAACGTAAAAACCAAATGGTAATAAAAAACCCCAACAAGATGTCGGGGTTTATAGGTCTTTCGGCGGATTCAACCCCGCTTACTTTTGAAAAAAACGAAAAGGTAATCGACAAAGAGAACCTTCAAGCATATAAATATATGTGTTTTTCATAAAAAGTCAAATATTTAGTAAAAAACTATATGATTTTCGTTTTTAAGACCATTTTTTCTTTATAAATTAATTTAACGGGTTTATTTTCCTTAATTGTCCCCATCAAAATTTGATCACTTAAAAAGTCCTCACAAAGAGATTGTATTATTCTTTTTATTGGTCTAGCACCATAAGCCTCTTCTTTATTTCTTTGAATAATTTCATTCAAAACAGAATCATCAAAAGAAATAAGATATTTTTTCTCTTTCAATCTTTGTGATAACTTATTGATTTCTAAGCCAATAATCTTTTTAAGTGATTCCTCATTTAAAGAATTAAATAAAATAATATCATCTATCCTGTTCAAAAACTCTGGGTTAAATTGTTGTTTCAATGATTTTTGTATCATTGTTTTTTTAACCTCATGTTGTTGTGTTTGGCTACTGGTTGTAGAAAAACCAACACCGTTACCAAATTCGGATACTTTTTTTGCGCCAACATTAGAAGTCATGATAATCAAGGTATTGGTAAAATTAACTTTTCTACCAAATGAATCTGTAAGATGACCTTCGTCTAATATTTGAAGTAAGATATTAAAGACGTCTTTGTGTGCTTTTTCAATTTCATCAAACAGGATTACCGAGAATGGGTTGTTTTTAACTTTTTCAGTTAATTGACCGCCTTCATCATAACCAACATACCCTGGAGGAGATCCTATTAATCTAGATACCGCGTGTTTTTCCATATATTCACTCATATCAACACGAATAACTTTCTCTTCTGATCCAAATATTAATTGAGCCAAGCTTTTAGCCAAATATGTCTTACCAACACCTGTGGAACCTATAAAAATAAACGAACCAATAGGTTTTTTATTATCTTTAATACCGACCCTATTTCTTCTAATGGCTTTAGATATGATAGAAATTGCATCGTCTTGACCAATAACTTTACTTGATAATTCAGTTTCTAAATTAAGTAAGTTACTTACTTCATTATTGTCAATTTTTGTGATTGGTATTCCTGTTATGTTAGAAACAATCTCATAAACATCTTCAACTGTTACAGGTATTAAATTACCTTTTTGTTTGTCTAACCATTTAATTTTCTCATCCTCTAATTTCTTAAGGACTCTTTTTTCCTCATCTCTTAATTTTGCTGCTTGTTCATAAACTTGAGCTTTAACCACCTCAATCTTTTTATTTCTAATATCTTCAATTTCTTTTTTTAATTTATCAACAATCTCTGGGATTTTTGTTACAACTCTTTTTTCTGAACCAAGCTCATCTAAAACATCGATTGCTTTATCTGGAAATTGTTTATCGGTCATATATCTTCCGGACAATCTAACAATTGTTTCAATAACTTCTTCACCATATGTTACTTTATGATAGTCCTCATATGATTTTTGTAAATTATTTAATATTTCAATTGTTTCAATTTCTGTTGGTTCTTTCAAGATGATCTTTTGGAAACGTCTAACTAAAGCCCCATCCTTTTCGATATGTTTTTTAAACTCATCAAATGTTGTGGCACCGATACATTGAATCTCACCTCTTGCTAATGCTGGTTTTAAAATATTAGCGGCGTCCATAGAGCCACTAGCATTACCCGCACCAACCATAGTGTGTAATTCATCAATAAAGACAACCACATCTGGGTTTTCTTGTAGTTCATGTAAGATTGCTTTAATTCTCTCTTCAAATTGCCCACGATACTTTGTACCAGCAACAAGAGATGTGAGGTCAAGTGAAACGACTCTCTTATCTAGTAAATTAGATGGGCAATTACCTTTGGATATCATTAAGGCTAATTTTTCAACTAGAGCTGATTTACCAACACCAGCATCACCAACAATGACTGCGTTATTCTTTTTCTTTCTAGAAAGAATTTGCGCGATTCTTTTAACTTCCTTGTCCCTACCCACAACTGGATCAATCTTACCTTCTTGAGCTAATTTAATTAGATCCCTAGAAAAATTATCTAGAATAGGTGTACCTGTTGTACTTTTTCTGTTTTTCGGATTTGTTCTTTGATTTTCCTCGTATTCGAAGTCTACTGGCATAACTTTTTGATTTATAAGCAAACATACGGATTTTTTTTCATAAAAAAAAAGATAATGATTGACAAAATGTCTAAAAAAATGTCTAACGAATGTCTAAATGTCAGTTTTAGACATTTGGTTTGTAATTTGCAAAATGCTAAATAAAAAAATAAAAACTATGATTACATTATTTAAAGACCCGTTTTTTGATGTTGTGGACAAAGCGTTTGACGCAACACGTATTGCGGTTGGGCCGCAAACAAGTATTCGTAAAAATGAAACCGAATACAAAGTTTTATTGTCAATTCCTGGTTTAACTAAGGAAGACCTAAAAATTACAACAAAAGATGGTATATTGAAAATATCATTTGAAAAACAAGAAAAAGACGAAAGAACGTATTTCGTAAATAATTTTGTAAAAGCATACAATATTCCGGATGACGTTAAAGAAAAGGATATTGTTGGTAAAGTTGAAAATGGTATTCTTGAATTAACGTTACCAGTTGACAAAAAGAAATCATTGGAGAGGTTAATTTCATTAAATTAACATTTATTGTTGCAAAATCTGAGCCCCATTAATTGGGGCTTTTTTATTATTTTAAAAAGTCTTATATTTTATAAAAAAGAGAATATGGGTATTATTTCAGAAAAAATCGATGGTAAGCTGATTCATGTTGATATTAAATCAACAAATATTAAATCAGCAACATATAACACAGAAACATCACAATTGATTATTGTGTTTAATAATGGAAGTATTTATGAATACGAAGGTGTTCCTTGGGAGCTGTTCACTAAATTCAGAATGAGTGATTCTCAAGGTTCATTTTTAAACAGTAATATTAAAACAAAATATAAGTTTAAAAAAGTCAGTTAATGAATAATCTAGTCGATGAACTTTTAGAATTATCAGATCCGGAGGTCGATAATAAAATTATCAAATCTTTTCAAATAAAAGATCATTTATGCCCTACTATATTTGAAAAAGGGGGTAATGGTTCTTATGTGATGAAAAAAGAGATTGTTGATAGATTATTGGAAATAACTGATAATTTTATTGATTTTACTGGGGTTGATTTCTTTATTCATGACGTTATATTAACCGGTTCTTTAGCTAACTATAACTGGTCCGAATATTCTGACGTTGATTTACATATATTGGTTGATATGGATGAACTAAATGATGGAGATAAATCAACATCCACAGCTTTAAATGACATAGTAAAAGAATTTTTTGATGCTAAAAAGGGCGTGTGGAATGAACAAAATGATATTAAAATTAAAGGGTTTGATGTTGAGATATATGTTCAAGATATAGATGAAGAACATTCATCAACGGGTGTTTATTCTATTCTTAATAATGAATGGGTAGTTGAACCATCAGCAAAAAAAGAAACGATAGATACAAATCAAATTTTAGGTAAAGGTGAATATTTTGCAAAGAAAATTGACACATTATTAGACTCTTTTAGTTCGGGAAATGATGTTACAAAACAAATATTAGATCTAAGAGATAAACTCAAAAAATTTAGAAAGACCGGTTTAACTACTGGTGGGGAATATTCATATGAAAACTTAACATTCAAATTGTTAAGAAGAAACGGATACATAGAAAAATTAATGAACTTGAAAAAAGAGGTATCAAACAAAAAATTATCTCTATCATAATTGTAAACTGTATTTTTTTCCTTTTATTCAATATTTATTGATTAAGAATAAGCTTATTTTAATATTATTACAATGGGAGATTTAAAACCTATAGGTAGCGAAAAGCTACAAGGGGACGAAAAAATGAGGAGAATCCTTGAGTTAGCCTACTATAACGAAAGATCATCATCTTCAAAACAAACTAAAAATGCAGAACTTGTAAAAGAGAGTTCTAATGGTGTTTATGGTATTGTTAGAGAAAAAGATGGTTATTATGTGAAAAAAGGACTAAATGAACAAGCCTTAGATTATATCGGTGGATTGTTTATGAAGAATAAAAATAGATTTACTTCATATGCTGAAGCATTGAAAAGACTTGAACTATTAAGTTCTCAAGAATTGAATGAAGAAGTTACAAAATATGTTTTAAAGCCAAATAAGCCAAAAGAAGAGGCTCCAATGCCTCAAGATGCTGTAAACGATATGCCACCAGCATTACCTCCAGCCGGCGATACTGAACCAGCACCAGAACCAGCACCAGAAATGCCTGCTGATGAACCACAAATGTCAGGTGAAGAACCAACTATGTCTCCTGAAGAAGGTAAAAGATCAGATTATATGGCGGAAATCCAAAAATTTGCAGGAAAACTTGGACAAGAATTAAGGGATCAGCAAGTTAAAATGGAAAGTGATGATATCAAATACGTTTTGAACATGATCATTTCTGCTGTTGACCTTGACAAATTAGAAGAGGACGATATTGAGGAAATTGGTAAAAAATTCGATAGAGATGAAACTGAAGAACCAGTAGCAGGTGAAGAACCAGCACCAAGTGATGAACCATCTGCAGAAGATGAGCCAACACCTGAAGATGATTTAGCAGAAAGAATTTCTAAATTAGAAGAGTTGGTTAATTCAAATTTTGAATCTCCTGAAGAGGAAGAACAAGATTTGGGTGAATATTATTTCTTTGACACTGATGATTTCGAAAGAAGTGAAGCTGGTTTAGAACCTTTATCAAGAAATCCTGATGGAACTAAAATTAATCCGGAAGAAGAGGCTGAAGATGAATTAGATATCACTCCTGAATTAAATGATATAAACGAAAGTATCAACACAACATTAAGTAAATATTTTGAATAATGTATCTACTCTATATTAATGAACTGGGTCAAGACTATAAGGGCCAAAGACAATATGAATTTATCTTTGGTAATGATCCAGACACATTAGTAGAAGAGTGGTTCATAATCCCATCTGCAGGTAGAGCAATACCACCAGAAATAGAAAGTATCGATTTAGTTGGGCTATTAAAAAATTGTGATTTAAAGCTTGAACTAGTACAAAATTCTGACTATTTTGGTGTAATCGACGCTGTTGATGGGATTGTTGCTTTAGGATGGGAAGCTTTTGATATGGAGGCTGAAGAGAGACCAATAAGGATTTCTTTTCATTTTGCTGAAGAATTAGAAAGTGTAACTACTAAATTAGCAACCAAAGGGCTTAGATTAATTAACGAAGAAATAAATTTTAAATTAAAATGAAAAGAGCACAATTAATACAAAAACTAATGTCTGAAGGATTTTCAGAAAAAACTTTAGTTAGTTTTAACGATAAGCAATTAGAAAAATTTGCAAATAAGGTTTTAAAAGAAGCTCAAACAGTTACAACAACTAAAACTATTTATACTGCTGGTGATCCAAAAGATAAAGCGGCTGTTAATGCAATTTTAGATAAAGCAGCACATGATCCAAGTATTCTTAAGGATAAAAACATTGAAGTTAAAGAAAGTTCTAAAAAGAAAGATACTAAAAAATCATCTAAATCAGACGATGGGCAAACTGATGAGGAATTATACAATGCTATGTCTGATATGGGATGGAATTATGGGGAATACGGTAGCGAAGATTTTGACGATGATGGATTTGCTGAAGCGGCCATGAATTTAGGTTATCGTTGGAATGAAAAGAATAAAAAGTGGTATAATAGAGATACAAATGAGTCAATAAAATTTAAGGAAGTTAAAGAAGATGAGGTAATCTCAGTTGGACAATTAAGAAAATCTAAAAAGGTAAAACCAGTTTTCAAAAATTTACATGAGTTTGTTGAAAATACTATTAATTCTAATTACCATAGTTTAGTTACTAAAGGTGATATGGTTTCATTAGTAAAAGAAAAAATTAATGAATCTTCTGATTTATATGAGAAAGAAATGATTGATCATTTACCTGAATTTATGAATGAATTTGATATGGCACAACCAGATGTTAAGCCGGATGTTAAACCAGCACCATCTAAGCCAGATACAGATAGACCAACAAGAGAAAAGCCAAGACATCCAGGACAAAGACCACAAGATCCCAAAAAACAACCTTTACCTAATCCTGTACCAAAAGCTAAGGCTAAGGAGATTAGTGGTGAAGAAGCGAAGTCTAGGGTAATTAACATGATTAACAAAATTTTTAGTAATAACTAATGAAAAGTAAAAAAATTAAAGAAGCTATAGATTATGGTAACTATCCAGAAAGGATGGGTTCTAATTTGGAAAGAACGGCCGGTAGTCCAGATAGTTTATACGGTTCAAACCCAGCTATGGGTAGAGGCCCTCAGGATGTTGAACGTTTAATTGGCGCAAGGTTTAAGAAAATTGTTGACCATTTAAGAAGAGTTACAAATATTCAAGACTTAAGTTCTCAACAAGTACAGGGTATGTTGTTTAACGAAATGATGTCTGGATTCTCTCAAATTGTTAGAATTGAAAATAATCATATTCCAGCATTAAAAGAATTAGCTCTACAAGCATGTATTGATGAAACTGAAATAAATCCTAATTGGTATCAATTTGAAATTAGTTTGAATGAAACTGGAAGTATAGACACTTCAAAATTTAGATATTCACCTGAAGAAGAAACTGACGATGAAGAGAATGATGACGAAGAATCTGGAATTCAAATACCTTCATTTGATGTTGAAGATTTAACTCAAGAAGAAAAATTAGAATTAGAGAAACACAAAAGAAATATTATCAATGCAATCGTACAAGGTGCAGCTAAAAAAGCACACCATATTTACGAAAAACCAGAAGTAAAATCAAAATTAGACGAAATTGACCCTAGACTTTATCCATTATATAGAAGAGTTATGTCAATCACGGATTTCATGTATTTTACAATGGATGAAATGATAGATAGAATGAGTCAAACTGGTTCGGGAGTGATCGGTCAAAATTTTCTAGATGAACCAGATTCTGAAGGAGGCGGTGATGAGGGTGAATATGAAGGAGATGATTCAGTAGACACAAAAATAGTTGCTAAAGGAACAATGTTTCCTGTTTTATGTCACGAATTGATTAAGGGTATAAAAGAGGCTACAGCTAGACATGGTTTACCTAAAGAACCTGGAATGGCACAAAAGGTGATGGGACAGACAGATGTATTAAGTAACGAGCCAATTCAATTGAGAATGGGTCCTGAGTTATATGAAAAGTTACGCATGTTGTTACCAGATGAAATGTTTTTAGACGAAAACAAAGGTTTAATTAGTTGGTTTGAAAAAATTCTTTACGACATTCCAGCAAAAGAGTTTTTAAAAATAATTTCTAATGTGGTAAGTCAAGACGAATCAAAAAATAGATTAGCTACTCAAGTGTTTAATGAAATTATGCGAGAAGCAATTTTATTAAAAAAGGAATATGAAGATTATGATGATGACAATTACGATGGCTCTAATGATGACGACGATGACGGTCCCGATGATTTAGACGACCTTTTGCGAGGTACCAACGTGGGATTGTCTAAATAAATTAAAGTGGTCAATTTTGACCACTTTTTATATTTATATATATGAACAACAAAATAGAACAACTAAAAGAGTATGCACGTGTAATTAAAGATACACCATATGCGTTGAGAACATATCTACAAACATATGATAATACTCAAAAGAAATATGTTCCGCTCGAATTGTTTCCAGATCAGATTCAATTATTAAAAGATTACGAAACATATAACGAAAATATCACTAGAAAGTATAGACAGGCTGGTGTTACAACAGTAACAGCTGCATGGTTATCGAAAAAACTACAATTAGCAAAACCAGAAAATCCGGAGAGAGTATTGATTATTGCTAACAAAAGAGACACAGCCATTGAAATGGCTAATAAAGTTCGTCATTTTTTAGATCAGTGGCCAGAATGGATTAATGTGGGATTCTCACCTGATAAAAACTCGGAAAGTAGATTTAGATTAAATAATGGATCTGAGGTAAAAGCCGTTGCAACATCTACAGATGCTCTTCGTGGTTTTACACCAACAGTACTTGTATTTGATGAGGCCGCGTATATTGAGGCTGGTGAAGACTTCTGGGCGGCTTCTATGGCATCTTTATCTACCGGTGGTAAGATTATATTGATTTCAACACCAAACGGTTACGATCCAATTTATTATGGTGTATATGAACAAGCAATAAGAGGTATTAACGACTTTCATATTACAGATTTAAGATGGTTTAAAGATCCACGTTATACTAAAGATCTAAAATGGTTAAAAGTCCCAGATATTGTACATTATATGTTGAATAGAGAACAATATAATGATGATGAAATAACATTAAATGATCCAGAATATGATTTAACAAAATATGCTCAATACATGGATGAAGGGTATCAACCATATTCAAGTTGGTTCGAATCTATGTCAAAAAAATTCAAGTATGATAAGAGAAAAATTGCTCAAGAACTTGAATGTGATTTCTTAGGATCGGGTGATAGTGTTATACCTTCGGAAACTATGGAGAAAATAGCCAAGACAATGGTTAAAGCACCTAATGAGAAATATATGCAAGGTACTTTATGGCAATGGAAAGAACCATTAGAGGGGCATAGATATATTATGGGTGTTGACGTTAGTAGAGGTGATAGTGAAGATTTTTCCGCAATCAATATTATTGATTTTGATGATAGAGAACAGGTATTAGAATACATAGGTAAAATACCACCAGACGATTTAGCCTCTATTGCATATAAATGGGGTGTATTATATAATGCGTTTATTGTTATTGATATTACTGGGGGTATGGGTGTAGCAACATCAAGAAAGCTACAAGAAATGAATTATAAAGATTTATTTATTGATGGTGTTAACACTAAAAATATGTGGGAATATAACCATAAAGCTTTAGAAAAAATACCTGGAATAAATTTCAATAATAAGAGAACACAAATTGTATCATGTTTTGAAGAACAATTAAGACATGATTTCATCATTAGATCACATAGGTTATTAAATGAACTAAACACATTTGTTTACATAAATGGTAAACCTAACCACATGAAGGGAGCTCATGATGATGGAATTATGAGTATGGCTATTGCAATGTATGTTGGTGATATTTCTTTTACACAATTAAAACGAAATGAACAACAAAATAAAGCAATGTTAGAATCTTGGGTTATGTCTGAAAGAACGTATGAGGCGCCACAAAATACCGCTTATTCATACGGGTCATCTTTTGATCAAGTTGGTATGATGCAAGTTGACAGTTCTCCTTATGCAAAATCATCAACATCAAATATACCAGCTAAGGAACAGTACACACAATATTCTTGGTTATTTGGGTCAAAAAAAAGGGTTGATTAATCCTTAAAAATTAATTAGATTAAATAGAATAGTATTTATATAGTATGGCAAATCAAGACTTGACCGTTTTTCAAAAATTAACCAAAATATTTGGTTTTCAGAATAGAGGTGATATAAACCCACCCTCATTTAATTTTTCTAGAGAAGAATTACTGAAAACTGATGATCCAGTTGAATTTGAAAAGGCTAAATTACAGGCGCAACAATCTCAATTTCTTTTTGATAAGTGGGCGAAATTAGATAATTCATTATATAATCAATCAGTTTATTATGAACCAAATAGATTAGCTGCGTATTATGATTTTGAATCAATGGAATTTACTCCTGAAATTTCAGCAGCATTAGACATTTATTCTGAAGAATCAACAACAATATCTGAAAAGGGAACAATACTAAGTGTTTATTCAGAATCTACTAGAGTTAAAGATATTTTAACTGATTTATTTGAGAATAGATTAGATATTAACACTAACCTACAAATGTGGGCTAGAAACCTATGCAAATATGGAGACAACTTTGTGTATTTAAAAAGTGATCCTGAAAAGGGGGTTATTGGTTGTCAACAATTACCAAACATTGAAATAGAAAGATGGGAAGGTGCAAAGACTAGAACACCAAACCAGGGTGAAATAAAAATGCCAATTAAAGAATTACGTTTTAGTTGGACCAATAAAGATATGGAATTCCAATCATGGGAGGTTGCTCACTTTAGATTATTGGGTGACGATAGAAAGCTTCCTTATGGTACATCCATGTTAGATAAAGTTAGAAGAATTTGGAAACAATTACTTTTAGCTGAAGACGCTATGTTAATTTATAGAACATCAAGAGCACCAGAAAGAAGGGTGTTTAAAGTGTTTGTTGGTAACATGGATGATAAAGATATTGAAGCGTATGTACAACGTGTTGCAAGTAAATTTAAAAGAGATACTGTAGTTGATCAAAGGAACGGCCAAGTGGATATGAGATATAATCAAATGGCTATTGATCAAGATTATTTTATACCTGTTCGTGATCCAGCAGCGCCTAGTCCAATTGAGACATTAGCCGGAGCACAGAACTTAGGTGAGATCGCCGATATTGAATACATTCAAAAGAAACTATTAGCAGCACTTCGTATACCTAAAGCATTTTTAGGTTTTGAAGAAGTTGTTGGTGATGGTAAGAATCTTGCTTTGATGGATATTCGTTTTGCGAGAACAATTAATAGAGTTCAGAAGTCATTAATTCAAGAGCTAAACAAAATTGCATTAATACATTTATATCTTTTAGGTTTAGAAGATGAATTAGAAAACTTTACATTAGGTTTAACTAATCCATCATCTCAAGCAGATCTATTAAAGATTGAACAATGGAAAGAAAAAGTTACTCTTTATAAAGACGCAACATCAGATCAATCTCAAGTGGGTATTCTACCAGTTTCACATACTTGGGCTAAGAAAAATATTTTAGGTATGAGTGATAATGAAGTTATCCTAGATCTTCAACAACAACGTTTGGAAAGAGCTATGGGTACTGAATTAACTAACACCGCTAAAATTATTCCTAGATCTGGTATATTTGATGAAGTCGATTCTAAATACGGTATTCCGGAAGAAGAAAGACAAAAATTAGATGCAGCAGCTGCGGAAGGTGGTGAAGAAGGTGGTATGGATATGCCTCCTCCATCTCCGTCTGGTGGAGGTGGTGAGGCTGCGTCTGAACCATTAAGTGAGAATAGGAAAATAAAAATTAATAATTTATTAGGTGAGAGTACAGATATTTCAGATTTATTTGATCTTGAGAAGGCTAAGAAGAATATTTATGAAATAGAAAATAAAATAAAAGACATTTTAAATCAATAAAAATGAGCAAAATTGGCATCATTAAAAGTAAGTTAATAAAAAAATTAACAGAGTCTTACGGGGAAAAGAATAAAACTGAATTAAAGAATATTCTTAAATCAATAACTGAAAACAAAAAATTCAAAGAGATGTATCTGTTCTATGAAGAAATGGAAAACAAATTCATTGAAGATAAAGAAACAGCAAAATTATATGTTGAGGGGCTTGAGAATTTATTAAATAGTCAATCTATCAATAATGAGCTTTTGGTTTTTTGTGAGGAATTAAACGCAAAACTAGGCGAATTTGAGACTGAGGGTAATGAATTATATGAATCTTTAGACCAGTTGTTTACGCAAGATACATTATCTAATATTGAAAATAAGGTAATTGCTAGAAAAAAATTAATAGAACACCTAACAAAAAAGAAGCAAGCTTCCACTGAAGAAAAAAACACTGTACCATTCACAATGAATGAGAATTTATTATATGGGGTTTTAGCAAACAATTTTAATGTGCTTTATGGTAATACATTAAGTGAGGAACAGCAAGTTGAATTTAAAAACATAATGTCTTTGACTAATGATGATATTGTTGTAAAAACAAGCGAATTAAAGGAAAATATTAATTCGAAAATAGAGTCTATTTTAACTGAATCTACAGATAGTGAAATGAATAATAAATTAAATAAGGTAAAAGAAGAGGTTAATAATAAAGAAACCTCTAGATTAAATTACTTTAGATTAATAGAACTAAGAAATGGTCTTGATAATTAATCAAGACCGTTTTTCTTTTTTTGAACATAGATAGCTTTATTAATTTCAGCACGTCTTTTTACTGAGGGTTTAACAAACTCTTGTCTTTCTCTTAAATTTTGAACTTGTTTTACTCTTTGAACTTTATACTTATAAGTTCTTAGTGCTGATTCTAGGTTCTTTTCTTTTTTTAAATCAATTATTATCATATGGAATAAATATAACCCACTTTTTTGGAAAATTAAAATTTTTTTCTTATTATTATACTACACCATAAAATAAAAAAAAATTATGTAAAAGTTAATGAAAATTGGGAAATATATTCCTTTAGGGGATTATAAAGAAGTAAAAATCGGTTATGGTACCGTAGATTATAAAAATTTAAAAACCATTTATTTGAAATTAAATGCTTGGGTAGCTCCTAAAAATGAAGAATTAGATTTTGACAGAACGATAATGTCTGCACGAAAAACTTTAAAAGAGCATATTAGGTCATATGATTTCAATAGCTATTTCAAAAAAGAAAGTATTGTAGATCTTGATATTAGGACAAAAGGTATAAAAGTAGATAAAAGATCTTTTATGAACTTAGAAGTAACTTTATTTGTAGATAATTTTTTTGACGTTAAATCACAAAATATCAAAACATTATTAAAAACGTTTATTCAAACGTCGATTGATAACTGTTTAACTGATAAAACATTATTTAATTTTAATAAATGTAAGATTTGATTCAAAAATGCTTGTATTTATATGGTATATTAATATATCAATAAATGAAAGTATTGGGACCAAATGAAACGGGTAAGGGGATTTTAATAGAATACGACGCTGGACACATCTCACCCGAAGATTATAAAAACAAAAATATAATAACAGAAATACAGAATAAGGATACCGATCAGGATCTTATTCTGTATGCTGTTTTACAAAAATTCGATACCCCAAATAAGAATGGTAGAATTTACCCTGAAAATCTTTTAAAAAGGGAAAATGAAAAATACCAAACAATAATAAAAAAGGGGTCTGCACTAAACGAATTAAATCACCCATCTTCTTCTCTTATCGATCTAGATAGAGTATCTCACACAATTACAGAAACATGGTGGGATGGTAAAACCCTTATGGGTAAAATCAAAATATTAACATCTCCAGGTTGGAGAAAAATGGGCATTGTTAGCTGTAAAGGTGATCAAGCAGCTATGTTAATTTTAAACGGGGTTACATTAGGTATTTCATCAAGAGGTGTTGGTTCATTAAAACAAATCAAAGGACAAAATATTGTTCAAGATGATTTTGAATTGGTATGTTTTGATTTAGTTTCTTCCCCATCTACACCTGGCGCTTATGTGTTTCAAGATATTAGCGACAAGGATAAATTCAATGAGACTGTTGAGGAAAAGCCTATTGTTGAAGATAGAATGAAAAAACTAATGGGTAGGCTAGATTCTTTTCTAAGCAAATAATAATAAAACGAGAAAAAATCACTCTTTTCAATATTGAAAAGTAGATTTTTTTGATTATGTGTATATTTATATAGTAAATAAATTAAAAAGATGACCGAAAAATCTATTCTAGAACAAGCATTACTTCAAGTTAATACACTTGAAGAAGCGGTAAAGCAAAACGCAAAAGGTATACTTTCTTCAGTAATGAAGCAAGAACTAAATGAGTTGCTTAAAGAGTCAGAAAAAGAGGAAGAAGTAGCAACTGAAGAAGATGTTATGGAACCTACAGAAGAGGAATCAGAAGATATGTCAGAACAGCCAGATTCAGATGATGAAGATGAAGCTGAGAATGCTGATGATGAAGAAATCCCCTCGATAAATGATGAACCATCTAAAGACATCGATGACGAGTCTCCAGAAATGGATGATATGCCGTCAATGGGTGATATGCCAGCTGCAGATGATGATATGCTTGATATGACTAATGCTTCTGATGAAGAGGTATTAAAAGTATTTAAAGCAATGTCTGATGAAGATGGTATTGTAGTTAAAAAGGACGGTAACAATATCGAACTTAAAGACGAAGATGATGAGTACATCATTAAACTAGACGAATCTGAAGAAGATCAAGAAGAAATGGAAGTTTCTGAAGATTGGAACGAAGAAGAGTCTATGGAAGATGTTGCTGAAGGTGAAGGAGAAGAAACTGTTTACGAAATTACATTAGACGACGAAGAAGATTCTGAAGAAGAAGTTTCTGAAGACGATACTATGGAAGTTGAAGCAACAGAAGCTGCTAGAACAAAATGGAACACTCATGGTGATAAAAATGAAGCTAACAGAGCTGGTTTAAAAAGTAAGAAAGTATTTGCTGCAGGTGCAATGAATGAAGAAGTTGACAACCTTAAGAAGCAAAATGCTGAATACAAAAAAGCTTTAGTTCTTTTCAAAGAAAAACTTAATGAAGTTGCAGTGTTCAACGCAAATTTAGCTTATGCAACACGTTTATTCACTGAACATTCTACAACAAAACAAGAGAAATTGAATATTTTAAAGAGATTTGATTCAATTTCAACTATAAACGAATCTAAAAATCTATATAATTCTATCAAAACAGAACTAGATACTAAAAAACCAGTAACAGAGTCTGTAGTTGAGAAAATTGCAAATACTCCTTCAAGCTCTTCTTCACAAGAAATGTTGGCTGAATCAAAAGCTTACGAAAACCCACAATTCAGAAGAATGAAAGACTTAATGAGTAAATTAAAATAATAAACTAAAAAAACAAATAAAACAAACTAAAAAATGGGAGCATTATTAGAATCAGGTATGGTTGGTAACATCGGTCTTAAGCACTTACGTGTTATCAAAGAAGATACCATCAAAAAATGGGAAGACTTAGGATTCCTAGAAGGTCTTGACGGCCATCAAAAAGATAACATCGCACAGTTGTATGAAAACCAAGCGTCTTATTTAATCAATGAAGCAGCAGTTTCTGACTCTTCAGGATCATTCGAGACAGTGGTATTCCCTATCATCCGTCGTGTTTTCTCTAAATTATTAGCGAATGACATCGTTTCTGTACAAGCTATGAACTTACCAATTGGTAAATTGTTCTACTTCGTACCTAAAATTCAAGAAAGACAATCTAATGCACACAGAGCACCGTTTGGTATGCCAGGCAATAGCGATGCTGCTACATTAGGTTATGAAACTGGTACAACAAGTGCTAGAAGTCTTTACGATCGTTTCTATGAAGGTTCAGATGCTGCTGATCAAGGTCTTTTTGATTATTCAAAAGGTTCTTTCACAGTTGCTGAAGTAAACCCTCATGCATTCGTAGCTTTCTCTAATGGCGCTGCTTCTACAAGTGCAACTGCTTTAAGTGGTGCATCTGTATCTAGCGCAATTATCGTTCTTTCTGGTTTCACTAAAGACGGTCAAGGTAAATTAGTAGGTGTTAATGGTAATGCTATGGACACTGAAGAATTCTTAGCTTCTTTACAAGTTGAAATCACTGGTAACACAACTGCTAACAACGGTGTTAAAAACTTTAACATTGTAACTCAAAAATATGGTAAAGGTATCGTTGAGTATGGTAGAAAAGGTGGTTCTGGTCTTAACAGATTCAATGATATTTGTGACGAAGAAGGTTTAATCTACCTTAACGTTGACTTAGAATCATACAGTACAACTTCAGGTTTCGCAGCATCTGATTTCAGTTCTAACGATTTAGCTTTAGCTAACTTCAAAGTAACTTACAGAGTATACGAAACTTTAGAATTTGAAGATGAAATCGGTGAGGTTTCTTTCGATCTTTCTTCTGTAACAGTTTCTGTAACTGAAAGAAAATTAAGAGCTAGCTGGTCTCCAGAATTAGCACAAGACGTTTCTGCGTTCCATAACATCGATGCTGAAGCTGAATTAACAGCTTTATTATCTGAGCAAATCGCTGCTGAGGTTGACCGTGAAATTTTACGTGACCTTAGAAAAGGTGCTGCTTGGACTGCTAAGTGGGATTACAACGAGTGGAAGTACGGTGCAACTGGTGGAACACCATTTATGGGTTACACTCAGAAAGACTGGAACCAAACTTTGGTTACAAAAATCAACCAAATTTCTGCTCAAATCCATAAAACAACATTGAGAGGTGGTGCTAACTGGATCGTAGTATCTTCAGAAGTTTCTGCAGTATTCGACGATTTAGAGTATTTCCACGTATCAAATGCTGCTCCTGAGCAAGATCAATACAACATGGGTATTGAGAAAATCGGTTCATTAGCTGGTCGTTATCAAGTATACCGTGATCCATATTTACCAGCAGGTAAAATCGTGATCGGTCACAAAGGTAAATCATTATTGGATGCTGGTTACATCTACGCACCATATGTACCTTTACAATTAACACCAACAATGTACAATCCATTTAACATGACACCAATCAAAGGTATCATGACAAGATACGCGAAGAAAATGGTTAACAACCGTTACTTCGGTGTGATCAACGTAAGTGGCTTGAGCACATTTAGCTTGGATACTTTAAGATAATCTTAATTGTATAATATAAAAGACCCCCCGGATTCGGGGGGTTTTTTGTTTTTGGAATATTCCGAAATATTATTTATTTTTGTGTTTATGAATCAAACAGATTATAGTAAATTGCGTACCGATGTCCTGGAAAAAATGATAAATCAAAGGGGCATAGACTGTAAGATGAAGAAAGATGAAATGGTTAAAATGCTTAAACTTTTTGATGAGGGTAAGTATGTTGAACCCATGAGAGAAACTACGCATGATAAATGCGACGGAGGGTTTAATATTGGGGTAGATCTAAGAAACCATGAACATTTAGTTCAAATGGGTAAATTAGTCGAAAAAAAAGAGGCTAAAAGCCTCCATAGGTATTCTGATAATAAAATCTGGTATTGGTCAAAGATTAGACTAATCTGATTATAAAATTACCAAGTTTTACACGCCCAATAACGAGGTTTCCAACGTGGACCAGGATTTGCACAATTATGTCTAGCTCTAAACGATTTACGTCTTTCAGGATTATTTTTCTTAATAACCATTCTTTTTCCCTTTGCGGATTTACCTCCAAAGCCGAAATTTACCTTAACCACCTTACCCTTATCATTCTTGACATAAACTTTAAACTTTTTAATATCACCCTGCATGATTTTTCCAAGTTGAACCTTACGGCCCTGATATATAGCTTCATTTAAAATATCATCAGCAATATAATTGGTATTTTCAACTGAACCTGATTCATCTTCATAAACTAAAACAGGGGTTTGTTCGTTGTACTCGAATAAACGTTTAAATTGTTCTTCAGTTATTTGAATTACTTTTCTTGATTTCATTTCTTCATCGAATTTTACCCTTGTTGGTTTATTACCCGTACCTATTTTAGGGTCCTTTTTTTCGGCTTTTCTTTTTTGTGTGGTCATTGCTTTCTTTTCTTTTTTATCATAAGAAGAAGCAACTTTAGGGGTTTCTTTTGATACTTTTTTAGATGGTCTACATTTAGGATATGATTTACCGTCCGCACTTTTTCTACCACAAGGGGGGTGTTTACCACCAACTTTTTTACTGACATCAACCCATTTTTCTTTGAACCATCTTCTAAGATCCTCTTGTAGAACCTCTCCATTATTTAGAGATTCTTCAATATATTTTAAATCCTCCTCACCTACTAATATTTTCATATTACTTTTTTGTTTTTCTCCAACCGCCACCGTGCTTTTTATACCATTTTGCGGCCCAACCGTTAGCGTATGCTGATGGATATACTTTGAACTTAGATTTTGCTAAAGACTTGGCTCTAGACCATAATTTCGCATTTGTAGGCTTATTTTTACTTTCGTCAATATCTTCTTTAGCCTCATTTAATGAATCTTCTACATTGCTTGTTTCGTTCATTAAAAAATCAAAAACTTGGTCTAATAGACTTTTAGCTTCTGCAATGTGATCTTGTGCCCAGTCGTGTTCTTTTAAAATAGAATCAATACGAGTATGATCTTCTTTCATTAAAAGGTTACATTGTCTAGCCATTTGTTCTATATTACCAAAAAACATATAATTTTCTGGTTTCTGTCCACCTTCTTCTAAAGCTTCTAATAGGTGTTTTTTTACAATATTTTTAATATCCATAATATATAAATAGTTTTATTTTTCTGAGACGATCTCAAATTTTATAGTATCATTGTAGTAAATGTACTCATTATGCATTTTACCTCTAATTTCTAGATAATACTCTCTAGGTATAAAATAAGATGTATCTAACATGAATGAATTTTCATTTGTTTTGTCCATTTGTGTCCAATCAAAAACATTAACATTAGTTTTACCCTCTTTAATGTAAACCCTATATGATACTTCATCTAAAAGAACGTTTTTAGGGGTATCGATTGATCTAAATGTTGTGACAATTTTTCTTATTTCGTCTCTTTTAATTTTTTCATTCAATTTAATACCAAAAAATTGAACAGAATATCTTTGGAGGTTTGTTTCGTTTTCTCCAACAGAGAACTTTGATGAATATGGTTTTGGTACAAATTTTTGCACTATATCGTTTATGGATACACCATCTAAGCTCACCCCTTTCCATTTATCATAATAAAATCTTTTTCCATCACATAATACCCCATCTAAGCCAAATGTGATTTTATACACTCCTCTTTTTACCTTTGTTGCTGGTAAATTACCTAAACCGACAATAACATTTCCAGCAGCATCTGTAATATCTACTGCGGGTAAATTATCTAGATCATAAAAATTGGTACCTTTTGTAACATATAAATAAAGATTTTGTGTTGTTTTTTCAATAAAGTTTTGTCTGTCGTCATCAATTTTATCATCAAAAAAGGTTTCAACATACGGCTCAAAAAATGTTTGTGTATACTTTGTAAAGAATGCTACTGATTGATCAACCTCGGCCTCAATATCTTGATATAATACAGCAAAGGCTAGTCCTAGTCCATGATCTGTATTTCCAGAAACAATGATACCGTTTACATACTCTGTAATGTCAGCATGAATGTCTTCATTACCATTGTCAAAGTGAATAGTTTTAACTATAGTTGGGGATGTTGTGTAAACACCTTGACTAGTCCAGCTGTTTAATGTGGTCCTGTTAAACCAGTTTGATGGTCTTTCATCGAATGTGTTATTACCATCTGTAAAATCAAATATTTGATCCTCATAGTCAAATCCAACACCTTCGTCCCAAAATTCATTTATTTTGAATACAATTATATCAAATGAGGTTGTTCTGTCTCTTCCCCTACCATTCTTTTGTCTAAGTAGGGTTTCATCACCAAATATGGTGTTTGTTAGGTGTAATGTATGTGTTGTATCGCTTGTAACAACAAACTCACCAGAATCTACCTTTTGTTTAAGATCGGTAAAATCTACCTTAAATAGGAACTTTGAAAATGTTGATCCGTATATAAGTTCAGTATTAGGATTCTTTGAAGTATTAACCTGGGAATCCTTTAATATGGTGTTATTTTTCTCAAAATATGAACGAAAATATGACATCTTTTTATTTAATAAATATCATATTAATTTATTCTAATCGAACTATTAACCATATCTTGTTTTGCTCTTGATATTAATTTTTGTAATTCATTTACGGTAGCCTTAAAATACTTTGGTGGTGTTAAAATACCATGAGTATGGTTTAGGAGAATAAGTGTCATTAATTCTAATATTTCTATTAGTTTTTCTCCCCTAACTGATGAGAACGTATTTGGTACAATTCTCATAATATAGTCTTCTTCGGTATATTCGTACTTATCTAATGCACGAAAGTCTATTTTTTTACCGTCAGTACCTTGTGAACTTGTAGATAAATACAATACTTTATCAGCCGTTAAAGCAGCAAAACTTTGATCAACTTCACTAATTTTTTTTAAATATGGTCTTTCAACTATTTTAGTTACTGGTTGTACATCTGGAGAGCTCTGACTATATAAAAAACCAAAACCATTTGTTTTGTCTAAATGTACAATATTTTGTAAAAAAGAGTTTGCGTTCGGTTTTGTTCTTAAAGTATTTTTAGGTCTGAAATAAAACGGGTGTGCATATTCATCATTTAATCCTGGCACCACATCAATCAGTTTATCTGTATCTAATTTTGATATGAAATCTCTAATTTGAATGTACGCTTCTTGTAATTTAGCGTCGTTTGTTTCTGAAGAAATGGTAACAGTTTCTGTATGTATAAGTTTAGAGGTTTCGCTATTTAATTCAGTGTTGATGTTAAAAACATCTGATTTGTACTTATCCCCCTCATTTCTTTCAATTCGATATATTGAATATGTTATTGTTGTTGGTGCTGTTAAACTGTCCACATCATATTCAAAAATGTGTTTTATGTCAATACTAGGAATAGTCGTCTCTTCAATTATTTTTTTATCTAATTTTTTTGTACTAGGAAACTTTTTTAAAGATAGTTTTGAATGTTTTTGTGAATACATTGGATATAATTCCAAGTCTTCTTTTTGGGTTTTTGTGGCATTATTTTTATGAATTAAAATACCAGCCCTTAATTGCACACCATGTTCTGTTAGAATAATATCAGATCCGTAATTACCATTTAATGAAATATCATCAATTTTTGGTAAACTACCAACCGATTCTGGTCTTAAATAACCATCATCATAAATTTTTTTATCACCTGTGAAAGATTTTATTGCGGGGGTCTTTTCTCCTCTTTGACCTAATGATGTTTCAGTTAATTGCGATAGTTCGTTTTGATAATTAAAGTTGTGAGGTGTGGTGAATGGACCGGCAATGTACTCTTGGTTTTGTAATCCTTTACTGTCATCATATCTAACTATTTTTACTGCCTGTTGTTCTTGTGGTATAACATTGATATGATTTGGTAAAAATGGTGAATATACAAATGGGTCGTCTTTAGACCATTTGTCCTTATAAGGTACAGCATTTGCTCTAGTGCTATCTAGTTCTTCGGTATTTCTAGCTCTAATTCTACCAAAACCTCTAGGATCTTTGTTGTCAATACAAATACCAATATCAATTATTTTCATTTATACCTTTTATTTAATTCGCTATTAATTTTATTATATAATGTTTCTACTGCTTCTAATTTTCTAGTTAAATCTATTATTACTATTTTCAATTCATCAAATTCGTTAATAAAAAAATCCCTAGCTTCTACAAGATCTTTGTTGCTCCTGTTTTCACAATCTGTTGCTATTTCAATATATTTTTCTTTATCCATATTATGTTAATTTACCATGTGCTTTTAATAAACCTGGAGGTATTATTGCGGCACCACCCAATGGTGCTACCGGTATTTGAGCATAATCTAAGCTAACTTGTACAAATGAATTTTCATCCATTTCTTTTTGATGTCCTTTTAAAATAGATGAAACAAAAGACATAACATTATTTTCTTCACCAAAAAGATCGCCAGTTGGTATACCGTTTGCCTCTAGTAATTGAGCAACGTTTGCTGCTGCTCTATCTTCACTATATCCTGGTAATCTTTTACTTAACTGTAATAATAGACCATTAATTTTTTGATTAACACCAACCCTTACTAAGTTCAATACCTGTAATATAGCATTATAGAAGTCTTCACAACTTTTAATACCAACAAATGGTATAATCATACTTAATATATCTATTAAAGCAAGAATAATGGTTTTTAATCTTGATTTAGAGTTTTTTGTAATTCTTTTAATTAAATCTTTTATGATAACTAAAATTTGTGGTTTAATTAATTTCCAGAATATCTCTAAGAATTTATTCCAAATATCTTTTAATGTGTTATATAAGAATTTAGAAATATTTTTAATTATTGTTTTAACATTAATAAACGCAGTAATTGACGCTGCTTTTAACATTTTCCATAAAACTACAATTGGAAAAAAGAATTTAGGAGACATCACTACTGAAAGTAATGCTTTAGGTAAATTCTTTAAAGAATTAAGTTGTAAATTAAGTAAAAAATTAGGAAATGGAATTGATATATTTTTGCTTGCTGCGTCTTTAGCTGTTTTAACTAAAGCACTATCAAACGCTTTAAAAACTTCAACTTCATTTTTGGTAGAAGCATAAAATGCAAAGTCTTCAACAATTTTTTGATTCATTGGTAAATCAAAGTTGTTACAGTCTGTGAATCTTAATACCTTATTTAATCTTCTACTTTCATCGTCTAAATCAATACCCTCAACATCATCAAAATCAAAAAATGTTGAAACATCCATTTCTCTTTCAGAAAATTGATCTGTTGGGTTTTGTTTTAAATCCTGATTAGTGTCACCACAATACCCGGTTAATTTTTCTATAGTTTTATTTAATTTATTTATTGCTGAATCAAATGCTGGATTACTTTTTCCACCAGGGGTTATAGTTAAAGCGTCCCCAACCGGAATAATAAAATTAAATGTATTTTTAACAACGTCAGTAAGACTAGGGAATTCTATTGATTCGTAATAGTTGGTTATAAATTTATCAACCGTCACTGTTGTTGTATCTATTTCTGTTATTTCAAATTTTTGAATACCTCCATTCCAGTTCATTTTAAATAATTGTGTCTCATCTTCAGGAATAAAAGCATATGGGCTAGTACTAAATGTATCATAAAAAACCCTATTCATTTTTATTTTATTAGAAGATTGCTGACCTTCATAAGATATTTTACCCAAATTATCAAATGGGCTAGTTTGTAATATATCTAAAGGATCAAATTCTTTTGGTGAAATGGTTAATCCACTAACTGGCATTAATGTTTGGGCTCCACAACCAAAATCGCTATCATTTGCAAAAAATAGCTTTCTTATATTACTTAAAAAAATTGGTTTAATAAGAGCTGATGTACGCTTAACAGCATCTCTAGTTGTTGTTCTTAATAAACTTTCATTATTTTTTTTAGGTAAGATTTGTTCAAGATCTTTCGTTATTTTTTCAAATAAATTCTCGGTATTCGGTAGTTTATTTTTAACTTTATCAGTAAAGCCCTCAATAGTACTACCAATTTGGCCTTGTAGGTTTTCAATCGTGTCATCAAATTTACCTAAACCCTCTATTCCGCTAGTTTTTAAATTATTAGCAACTTGAATAGCTCTAAGTTTAGATTTAATTTGTGCTCGTTTTTCTTTTAAATCGTACATTATAGCTCAAATTTTTGTCCTTTATCTTTATCATCATCCATAAGCTTTTCTAACATCTCTCTATCCTCATCTGTTAGTGTTAACTTACCTGGAGCGAATTTATCTGATGTCGCACCTTTCTGAATTAAGGCGTTTTGTATCTTAACCAGAGAGATTTTTTTCTCTGTACACTCGTTAAGGATTTTTTGTTGTTCCTTAATAACTGGTCCAATAACTGACATGTCTTCAGACTCTTTCATAAAAGAAAGCATCTTTTTCATTATTAATGTTGCCGTGTTTTTTTGTTCTACAATATCATGGTAGATTTCTTGCATTAGTGCCAGAGCTGAGTCGGTATCTAATGATAATGTTTTTCTTGGTGGTCTCATAAATAATAAATAGATTTATTCTAAAAATCCCCCCAATATCCCATCATATAATGTCTTATATCTTTTTAATGATATACGAATTTCCTTAGTGGATAAGGATGTCATTTCCCTTAATGATAGGAGGATTAAATTTTTATTAAACTTGTTACCATCACCTATTTGAAAAATCGATTCAAAATTGCTAAAAATCTCTAAAAGAGCATATCCTAATTTCTTCTCATTATCTGTTAATTCTTCTGTTTCCACAAAGTCTTCTAGTTTGTTTGTAAGTGTGATAATAACATTAGAATAGTCAACATGATAATCGTCTATTGTATATGAAAAATCTAACCTACTTTCAATATCTTCTGATATGTCTTCATATGAAATACTTCTATTTGTGTCTTTTGTATCTTTTTGAATGGCCCCCATTAAGTAATTCTTACATATGGTTCCAAAGTATGAATATGCTTTATGGTTTTTTGTATGGTCAAATTTATTGATTTTAGTAATTAAAAAAGACATTGTATCTGTATGTAAGTCTTCAAATTCAAAATCTTTTCGGTAAAGCTTATATCTTCTTATAATACTTTCCACCATTATTACTAGGGGTTCTCGTAAATATTCGTTGAATATCTTGTTTCTTTCTGCATCGTCACTACTTTCTAAGTACTTAACTACCGCCTTTTCTTGATCCTCCCCAAAATAAACTTTTTGGGTTCGTTTTCTTGGCATTAATTTTCATTATAATTTACTTCTCGTTTATTTGTGAAGAAAAATTCTTTTTTTGCTGTATCAATCCAAAATTTAGCTTCCTTTTCACCTAACTTTAAGGTTTCATCATTTTTATATTTCCAAAAAAGAGAATCTTCTCTTAAATTCACGTGTCTATAACCAAGTCTTGGAATTACAACAATTTTAGAGCCATTGTGTGTCAATCTCAATAAAAGTTCATAACCAAAGGTTAATTTTATATTTGATTTCAAACCACCAACTTCTAAAAACTTTTTAGTTTTATAAAGACCGCCACTTATTTGGTAGCTCTGATATTCTAATAAAACTTCATTATCTAATTCTCCTTGAACTTCAGAAAAGCCATAAGCCCAAACAGATTCATTTGTAAAGTTTGTAAAATTTCCCTTTTCATCAATATCTTTTACAATTGGTAAGAAAACTTCTGCTTCTGGATTTTCTACCATATATTGGTTTAAACTAGACAACCAAACTTTTTGATACACATCATCAATCTCAAGAATTGAAAACCATTCGGTTTCGCATTTACTAGCTCCTTCATTTATTTGTGTACAAAAATCAGTATCACTATTATGGTAGTGATAATTAATTTCTAATTTTTGGCCTAAATCAATTTTACTTAGTTCACTTTTTAAACTATTCGGGGCAACAATTAATAATTTTACATCATTATAAAATTGTTTAACCGATTCTACAGAATACTGTAACATGTCTTTATAATCTTCATCGATTTTGTGAACTGGTAATACTACTGTTATATTTTTCATACTGTTTCTTCTTCTTTTAATTTTTCTAATGCTTTTGTTATTGTTTCAACTCTTTTTGAATTGAAAGATTCAAATATGTTAATGACATTATTTTTTGTTATTTCTTTATCATATGGTGTTAATGTTTCCATCATTTTGTCTTTTACCTCATCGGTAATACCAGCACCTTCTAACCAAGCTAAAGTATAAGTCCCTAACAATTCAACTAACTTATTTTCATCATATGTCCATATACCATTTTCACTTAACCAATCAGGTTCTGTTGATGGGATTTTACCAACAACTGGCACATTAGATTTCATTGATTCTAATGGGAATGTACCAAAAGTACTGTCATCATCTAACCATAACGATACTAAACATTCTTTTAATGAATCTGCGAATTCTTTATTTGACATTTGTACCATATCTTTAAATGTAACCCATCTTAATTGTGGGTATTTTAAATAGAATTCAGAAATAAGTTTTCTGTGCTTAACACGATCTCTTACACTAATTGCAATATATGGTTTTTGTGACTTTTCTGATTTTGTAAAATAATCTTCGATTACTGGAGGAATAACAAAAACTAACGCTTCTGGGAAATATTCATTAATGTACTTTTTAGCAGCATTGGTTGTTGTAATAACCTTTTCAATACCATAGTCTTTCCAACGGCTACCAATTGGTAAAGAATCATACATATATTCTTTCTGTTGTACTAACATAATTTTAGTACATCTAATATTAGATAATTGTTGTAAAACATTAGAATATTGTTCTGGTATTACCAAAACATCATCAATTGACATTTCAACTTTATTGTCTTTAATTGAAACAACAGGTATTTTACTATATTCCTCACCTAACCAGCTAGATACCCCAGCAAAACTCGTATCTTCTACTAGTATATTGCTATCCATTCCTGCTTCCTTAAGAAAAAGTGCCATATCATATATGTGCTTAACAGAAGCTTTAGCTGCACCTCTAGTGTCGTAACATAAAAAATAAATTTTATTTTCTTTAGTTTCCAACCTCAGTAGTGCGTCTTGTAATTTTTCGATGTTTTTTAATTTTTCACTCATTTTTTTATATTTCTTCGTTTATTATTCCGTATTGAATTAGGGTGTTGAATGCTAGGTTAAATGATAATGAACTTGGACTTGGTTTTAATGAAGAAAGAACATCATCCTCTTCAATATCATCAATTTCATTTAGTACTCTATCTAACATCATTTTTAAAAGTTCATATTTGAAAACATTTATTTCCATAACGTCTTTCCCATCCTCATCTTGTAGAGTACCGCCTGTTCTACATTTTTCTATCATTCCATCGATATCGATGTAATAGTTTTTGTTATAAAATTCCGCCATCTGTTATTAGTTTTTCGTTTTTATTAATATCAATTAATATATTATTTCCATCAATATTGATATCACTTAATTTATTAATTGTTTTTTCATAAGTAAAGTGTTGGTTATATTGTGTTTTAAACAATATAAATTCTTTATCCTTTGGTTTATGTTGTAATATTTTTTCAGAATCACTTATCCAAACATCAACATTCTCCCATTCTTTTTCTAAATCTTTACTTAGAACAAATTTGATATTGTTTACCATAAAACCACTTCTAGATAAAAAAAAGAATGTTGCAGGTCTTGCTTTACCTAGTTCGTCTAAACCAATGATTGTGACATTATGATCTTTGTAATCATAAACAAATTTATTTAGTTCGTTATATACATTGTTATAACTCACCGGAGAATGGCCATAAAGTTCCATTGGATATTCAATGTACTGAAAAAAATCTTTTTGCTCCTTAGATTGAAAAAGAAAATGATCTGATAGATCTAGATTTGTTATAGGTTCAATTACTTTGTAATCAAACTTATCTTCACTTGCCTCTACATCAACATCGATGTATGCATTTTCATAATGATAATGAAATCTATTTATGAAATTACGTAAAACCCCATCAATTGAAATATATATGTTCATATTTCAAAAGATAGGGTTTAAATTTAATAAAGTAAATGGGTAATTACTCGTATCTTTTCAAGATTTCGCCGATAATTGGGTTTCTAACGATATCTTCATTTCCAAATTCAAAAATTCCAATGCCTCTAACATTTTCTAATCTTTTCTTAGCATCGTAAAGACCCGTTTTAGTTTTATCTTTAAATTTATCTGATTGTTCTAAATCACCAGATAGGAAAAATTTTGAATTAAAACCGATTCTTGTTAGTAATAATTTTATTTGTGCTGGTGTTGCGTTTTGTGCTTCTTCAAAAACTAGGATTGTATTATCAACGTTCCAACCTCTCATGTAAGCCAATGCAGCAACTTCAATATATCCCTCATCTTTCATTCTTTCTCTCGCTTCTTTCCCAATAATCTTATTTAAAAGATAATATGAAGGATAAATGTATGGGTCTAACTTTTCTTCTAAACCGCCAGGAAGTGAGCCTAACTTCTCTTCAGCTTCAACTGCTGGTCTAACAATAATAATCTTCTCATATTTGTTATCGTCATCCCAAAGTAGATCTATAGCTCTTTTCATGGCTATGTAAGATTTACCAACCCCGGCTGGGCCAAAACATAATGTTATTTGATTTTCACCCAATATTCTCCAATATTCTTCTTGTGATTGTGTTAAAAATTTCTCTTTGGGCTTTTTGATCAGTTCTTTGATTCTTTGCTTATGTGGTGTTTTTCTCTCTTCTAAAACGACGGTTTTATTTCTTGATTTTATCAAAACTTTAATTTTTAATTTTAACGGTTATTTTTCACCTTTATAAATATCACTTAATACCACTAGAATTAAAGCCGCCTTCTCCTCTAGGTGTGTCGTTTATTTCGTCCGTTTTAGTTAATTGAATTTTACCTTCCCCAAATACTGGACAAACCACAGCCTGAGCTATTCTGTCACCCTTTTCAATCTTAAAAGGCTCTTCGCCTAGATTTATTAATGGTACTTTGACCTCGCCTCTATAGTGGCTATCAACGGTTCCTGGGCTATTTAACACAGTAATACCATGTTTTACTGCTAAACCACTTCTTGGTCTAACTTGTATTTCAATACCTTTAACCAATTCAAAATATAATCCTGTTGGTACTAAAACCCGCTTAAAAGGTTGTATCACAATAGGCTCTTCAATGTCTGCTCTTAAGTCAAATCCACTATCCCCCTCATAAGCAAACTTGGGATCTTCATTTGTTGATTTATTAATGAATTTAATAAAAAATGAAGAAAACTCTTTCGCTTGTGCGGTATAAACTTCTTCATTCAACTCATCTAATGTTTGGTTTATTTCATTTACTAAAGTTTCATCTAAATCTGCGTTTTCATCCGTAGATAAAATAGATTCGTACTCTTTAAGTTTTTCTAAGATGTTCAAAAAATTACTATTTGCTTCCATATTTTTCTTCTATTAATGCTAGTTCAAATCCGTGTTTTAATATCTGTGATAACATTGATGAATGCCATTTTGCCATTTTATCATCAGAATCTTTATCTGTGTTAATTATTGACTGGTATTCATCTTCAGTTAAATTACAACCATATTTTAATGCGTAATATGCACTTCTTTCACCCGGTTTCATTGCTATCATACCTTCTGTTTGGTATACATACATTTTACCTTGATTAATTCTGTGCCATTCGCTTTGATTTGGTTTAAATAAGAAGACTTTTCCTATTTGAGATAAAAAAACAGTTTTTATTATTTTGTTTTTTTCTAATTTTATTTTTTCAGGTAGAATATCATTTATGTAAAGGGAATATTTACAAACCTTTAAAAGATGATCCAATAAACCACCTGGATACGCTCCGTATAAATCCAGAGAAGGAGAAGCTGGGCAATGATAAAAATCATCACCCAGAAACTCTTCTAACTCTTTTGTAAAAATGCTGTAAGTTTCATTTACTTCAAGAAACTTGTTTTTGTTTTTTTCAATTTTTTCTTTCGAAATCATTTTACTTGTAATATTCCGGAGTGTTTTTCGCGTCTATTACACATTCAATTGGCATTTTTGCTATACTTAAGCTTTCACTTCCTCTAATGTCGCCAGATCTGTATTTGCCAGCAACGATTGTTGCTTCTTCAACTGATTCCGCCTGGAGGACGTATTTTACTTTTTTAATTCTAGGGTTACCCTCTCTGTCCATTTGTTCGGTTTCATAACCGATTGTAACTAAGTAATACATAATTTTTTGATTTTAATGTTATAAACTAATATAGTCATTTTTTTTCAAAAAACCAAAAATTATTTATTTACTATGGATTTGAGAAATTGAACGCGGTCAGCGCAAACATTTTTTAGTGCGTATTTGTCCTTAACAGTTTCATATAATCTATTACCCAAATCTTCAATCATATTAGGGTTTTCAATTAATCTTTTCATATGTTTTCCCCAATCTTTGTGGTTTTTTCTAGAAGATACCATCAACGCATTACCTGTATCTTTGAATTTACCTTCATCAACTGCTGAAATTAAATCTAGAGTATATGGCATATTTTCACTTGCAATAATCGCTTTTTTGTGAAATCCTGCCTCAATAACTTTTAACTGAGATTTACAAGAATTGAAATGTGATTCAACTAGTGGGGCTAATGAAACATCAAAATAATTGTAATTCAATGCGTATTTGTTAATATCTTGTGTCCATCTTCTCACGTATGGAACATCCATAGTTGGATAATCTGATTGGGTATATGATAATAGAAAGTTTTTATAATCTGTGTCTAAAACTTTATAACCAGAAGTAAAAATACTTTCATATTTTGACCAAACTGTTTCATGTGGTAATATTGGTCTTTGTGTTACTTGACCGGTTGATCTATCAATTTCGTGAACACTACCTCTTAAATCGAACCCACATAAAACAAATTGTGATTTATCTTTATATTGGTTTTGTGTGGTTTCAATACCGCTTTTCATTAGTTCAATATCGTGCAAATGTGAAGATCCACCTAACCAACCGAATCGAATCTTATCAGACTTAATTGGGTTTGATTGAAACTGTGGTTCTGTGTCATCAACAGCATTAGGAAAAACAAATACATTTTTTGCACCTATTCGTTTTTTAATTTCGTTTGCAAAAGATTCAGTAGTACATGTTATATAATCAGCAGCTTTTAAAAATAAAACTTTTTTTTCTGCTATGTTTTGTTTTTTAATTTGTTCATACATTGGGTGTCTTTGATCTACAGACCAAAAATCATCAATGTCCATTACGACTTTGATTCCTCGTTTTTTTAACCATTCAATTCTTTCCATGTTTCTTTCATGAGGAGCCATATGAATAAAACTATGGAAAACAACAACATCGTAATTATCAAATACGCTATCATTGTCTTCTAAATTCATTACAATATCTACATGAATTTCATCAGAATGTTTATTACCAATAAATTTAAATGGATCTAGTACTCTGTACTTACCAACACCGTGGCTATCAGATGGAATAGCTAATACTCTTATTTTAGACATTTTTTTAATCTTATATGTCTATTATAAGGAAATAAAAAATAAAAGTGAATATTACTTAGCTTTGTTTACGCCGGTAATCTTACCTTTGAAAACAGAATCACCAACTTTCAACACCAGATTTTCATTTATTGATGTTGTTTGTTGTGCTGTTAGAATTTGATTTAATTTTTCATCCATAACCTTACGAACGGTGTTCTCAATTAAAACAGCTATTGCGTTCATATCAATATTTGCTGTACCAGTTGTTTGTTTTTGTTGAGGGGTTGGTTTACTTAAACCTTCTTTTTCCATTAATTTTTTTGCCCCTTTTACAAAATCCATATCTAAGGTTTCATTTAATGATATTTGTGGAATTGGGTTATCGATATACGCTTGTTTAATAGCGTCCGGTAATTTAGATTGTTTTATTTTATCTATATTAGGCACTGGCATTTCTCTAGTTGCAGATACAGATTGTGGTGTGATATCTTCTGGTGCACTTTTTAAAATGTTTTCATTGACGTGCCCTCTTTCGAAGTCACCGCCGTCAACTTTATTCATTACTTTTTTTGCTTGCACTAATTTGTGCATTAAATCATTTTCTGATATTGTACCGTTTCCCATAATATTATAAATATATTTGTTTGTTTGATTAAAATAAAGTTAAAAGTATGAAATAAGTTTTTTTACTCGATTTACAAAGTTTTCATTTAAATCATAACGATTATCATCAGGATCTTCAGTTGGTTTTTCTTTTTTAGGTACCTGTGGTAATTTTTTATCCTTTACCTCAGGTGTTTGATCTTTTTGATTAGGTGTTTTGCTTGGTTTTTCTGCTGGTAACGGAATAAGTGTTTCGGGATCGTTCTTTTTTGCTGAAACCCTTCTAGTAAATGCATTTATTTTTGGCTTATCTTCCGGTTTTACGTCTTTACCAATATTAGTGATAGTGTCAGCAATTTTATTTAATAATTCTTTCTTTTTATCACCAAGAACCTTTAACTGCTCAATAAATTTCTTTTCTTCCGGTGTGCCTTTATTTTCTTTATATGAAGCTAAAGCGGTCTGAATTTCATTTTCAATAGTCGCTAATTCGTCATCAAATTTTTTCAATTCAGCATCAACGTTTCTAGCTTGTTTTGTAATTGTTGGTGGTTTTGGTTTTTCGGGTTCAGCTGTAGGTTTTTTCTCTGGTTTTTTAGTGTCGCCAATTTTTGGTTTTGGTGGGGTTGAACTAAAATCTGTTTTAACATAAGTAAGACTCATAGAAGCATCGTCGGCGCCTCCATTATATTTGTCTCTAATTGTGTTGAAGGTTTCATTTGAAATAACTTGAATACTTGACATTCTAGCTACTAAAAATGTCCTCCAACCATAATTTGATTTTTCTTTACCAACTTTAGTAGGTGTACCTCTTTTTGATTTAGACGGATCGTCTATATATGCTCTTAGAACTAAATTACCTGTATGCTTATTTGCGCCAAGAGCAACTGCTTCGGCTTTAACACGGTAACCCGCTTTTACACTCTTCTTTTTAGGTTTTCTTGGCCCACTATAATAGAAAGTAATAGGATGTCTATTAACAATAGCATCTACCAATGGTCTATTTTTACTGGTCTTTAAAATTGAATCGTATTGCTCTTCAATTATTTCTTCTAATTTCATATTAAAAATCTGGATACCTTTTAGTTTCCCCGTATTTGTTTCGTGCAATTGAGTCAATTCGATTATTAATATCTACTGAAGAACCAACTTGTGTATTAACTTCACCTTTACCTTTTATATCACCGTCAGATAATGCGTTAGGGTGAATACTTGAATAACCATTATCACCTTTATAAACATTTTTGTTTATTAATTCTGTTCTTGTGTTAATATCAGTTAGAGATCCAACTTTTCCATTATTATCTCCTTTACCTTTTTCATCACCATCTGAAATAGCATTCGGATTGTTTACGCCATAACCTTTTGTATTGCTATATATGTTTCTAGACAATAATTCTGTTCTAGTATTAATATCAGTTTTCGATCCTATAGTAATTGTTTCACCCTTTCCTCTTTCATCACCATCAGATAACGCGTTAGGATTGTTTATACCATAAGAATTTTCTCCAGAATATGTATTTTTAACAATATTGCTCATTCTAGTTTGAATGTCGGTAGATGAACCTATCTTATCTGTTTCACCCTTACCTTTATCGTCACCTGTTGATAATGCGTTTTCGTGTACTGATGAGTAACCATTTTTTTCAATATAGGAATTTCTAGAAAGATGTTCTTGTCTTTGTTTTTCCGCGATTATTTCTAATTGTGTTGGCATAATTTATAACATTAATTTTTTTATTCTTTCAACTTCTTCGAAAATACCTGTTGAGGTTATTGGTGATACGGAAGTTTTATCTGAATTAGACTTTAAAAAATTTGTGTAGGTTGGTTTTTCTTCAGATTTTTTATGGGTATTAAGGAACGGATTCTTTCTTACACCATTCATTCCGGTTAAATTATTTATTTTTTGTGATGATTGTTTTTTCGATTTAACTAACCCTCTTTGACCATCTAAAAATGTATTTGCCCATTTTTCCATCAATTCACCACCATACAATTCATACCTTAAATTATCATTTTCCTTATCTATTGTTTTTATGTCGTGTATAATTCTTTTTAATTGACCATATGTTACCTTCTTTTCAGAACAAAGCCTTTTTGCTCTTTGTACGCCATGAGTTGATTCATCACTCACAGAAGATAAAGCTGAAGTTATTTTTTCCAAAACATCGTTTGGAACATCATACACATTGTCTTTTAATTGACTATTCACTTTTCAAATGATTTATAATCTTATCTATAGATATATTATTGTTTTTTAAGGATTTTTTCAAGGAATCAATTTGTTTTTTAATAAGTGGGTTTAATTCCACCTTATTTTCGTCTTTACTTAGAACGTCAGTATCGTCAGTTTTTTTAACTAAAACACTTTCAATATAATCGTTCATATATTTTTTAGGATTTTCAACAAGTCTAACTAGATCTTTTTCTCCAGGAATGTATCCAAGTGCTTTTAATCTTTCTTTAGCTTCTTCATCACTTAATCCTAGTTTTTTTGTGAAATGTTCATATGCTTGATCATATGTCGCGTCATCACCAAGAGTATCATCATACCCTAAAGCTCCACTCATATCAGATTCAGCCCAATATTTTAAAGTTGTATGTGTACCGTGAACACCATGAGTTCCCATTGCACCAGCACCAGTTTTGACAACTTTGTCTGTTCTCTTCTTTGATCCAATTGTGCTCTTTTTTATTACTAATGGAACATCACTTCTTTTGATATTTCCCTTATCATCAACAATTTCTTCAATTTCATCTTCTTTTTCTGCTTTTTCCGGTATTTTTTTAAAATCCGTATCTGCTGAGAATTCTTTAGCCCATTTTGCCCACTTCTTACCTTTTTTACCCCCTTTACCGGCCTGAGCATAGAAAAATCTTTGCTGTGCTTTTGATGCAAACTTTTCTTCAATCACTTGTTTAATAAAATTATTCATCTAAATGGTTTTTTATATAAATATCAAATCCTATGAAAGATATTTATCTAAATATGAACAGCCAGAATATTTTAAAGTTTTATGGAACTAAACTGGATTCTAAGCTAGATACTTCAGAATTTTATGATTATGAGATAGCAAAGGTTATAGATGATCATAATGATGATGTTTTAGATTTATCAAGACCAATAACTTACTCTACTCTTAAAATAAATGATAGTTTAGAGGATTTTGCTTGTGTTAGAACCACAATTACCTTATCTGAGTATGATAATAGGGTAAATAACTCGTCATATCCATATTCTGGATATTCAACAACAATAAGCTTTGATGCTTTTTGTGATGGTTTAAGTTTTTACCACAAATATCAAATATTAAATAATGACGTTTATTTGTTTAATGATAATGATGGTAAGGTACATTACATGAGAATAACCGGTTATAATAATCCAATCTTTATAGATTTGAATATGGGTATTAATGAAGCTGATATAATTTCAAGCTTTGTTGACGAGTATTTTTATTATAAATGTACAGGTAAACTACAAAGACCTACCGCGTGTTGCGGTATTACCCCAAAATATGGTGTTAAGCCCTGGGCGTACCAATTTATACAACCTGAACCAAACGAATGTTCTTCTCCAATCATAAAAAGAAGAACAGAAAAGGGTTGGTCACTGGATTTTATATTTAATAGAGAGTCATTACCATGGTCAGCAGGTGGTAAGTTTTATTATTTTGGCTCTGGAGGTCCAAGCGATTATTCAAGTATCGCAGATAATAGTTTGTCTTTTGGTTTTACTTCAGACAGAAAAATAATGTGGACTGCCACAAGATATTCTGGTTATTGCCATACTACTAGTGGATATACTGAAAGTTATTATGTTGAATCAGACGTTACACCTCAATTATGTACAACGGATCAAACAAAAGATTTTAATATAACAATAGTATTTGATAGATATAAACACTACACAGATTGTGATGTTGAAAATCATGGTGGTTGGAATGATTTATTAGGTTGGAAAATTGAAGATTATAGAGATACCGTAGTTACCGCCGTAACGAGTAATCAAATTGCTTCTTATGAAGAAAAATATGAATTTTTAAACAAAAAGTGGGCGGATGAAAGACAAAGAAGATTGGGTACATTAAAAATTTATTTAAACGGTAGGCCAATATATAAAAAAGAAAACTGGGAGGAGGTTGTGGCATCAAATAGAGGATCACAACCATTTATCCAATCTTGGGGAGGGTCACAACAGATGGACATCAACCACAGGGGTGTATGTTGCTTTAATATAAAATCAATAAAATATTATGAAGAACCCCTAGATTTTGTCCACGTAAGACATAACTTCTTAACAAGATTAAATCAATATGATTTCTTCATATGTGGTTTAGACTGTGAAGACGAATTAATTGGATATTTTTCAGATGGATTATTAATAGAATCTGGAGAATATACCTTAACAGAAGATAATAATACAATACTTTATTAAAATATTTATTTAAATGGCAGGAAAAAAAATATCACAATTACCCAGCGGATCGTTAGCAAGTTTACCGCTTAATGGATTAACACCCGTTGTTCATTCTGGGGTAACATATCAACACACTTTAAATCAACTTAGACAAATACTAGTAGATAGTGGATCACACCATTTCACTGGTAGTCAATTTATAAATGGAAATTTAACAGTACAAGAAAATGTTAATTTTAGTGGTTCATTGAATATCGGTAGTGTAAATGAAAAAATAGTGCTTGAGGTTAGTGGTGGAACGTCAACATATGAATTTGATTATAACGATGGTTCAGTATATTATTTAACAAATTCATTAAATAATAACACATATAATGTATCAAACGTACCAACCGAAAATTTAAGTGCAATTTCATTAACATTTATAGTAAAACAAGAATCAACACCATATATCGCTTCTTCATATAGATTAAATAATGAAAGTGTTACTGTTAGTTGGGCAAATAATGAACAACCAGTGGGTAATTCAAATAAAACTGATGTAATAGGATTAACAGCACTTAGAGTTGGATCATCTTGGAATATCTTAGGAACGTTTACAACATTTGGTTAATATATTATGATTAGTAAAATATCGTCAAGAGTTGGAGCAACAAGAATTTTTGTGGTTAGACCTAATGATGGTCAAGTCATACCGACCCCCACACCCACTTTTACTATTACCCCAACACCTACACCTACATTTACTATCACACCTACGGCTACTAGTACACCTACACCAACAAATACCGCAACACCAACGCCGACCCCAACACCAACTGCGACTTCTACACCAACCCCAACGGCAACAGAGACACCTACACCGACGCCAACCGAAACTCAAATAGCATATTATTATTACTTTTTAAGGGATTGTGATCAAACACACAATAAAATAGGTAGAAGTTTAACAAGTGGGTTAACAGGAATAATATATAGTCTTGGAAATGGTGTATGTTATGAAATTGTAGGTCTTGATTTAGGCTCAGAATTTGATTATGATTTAGATGATTTAAGGGTCGTTTTAGATTGTGGTGATGTTTCTTGTTCAATACCAACACCTACCCCATCCCCTACAGCAACGCCAACACCAACAGTAACACCATCTATACCAGAAAATGATTTCACATATGTGATTATTCCTGGTAATGATTTACTATATGTCATTATTCCAAATAATGATTTTACTTATACATTAATACCAAACACAGATTTATCATACACATTAATACCAAATAACGATTTAAGTTATTCATTATTACAACCATCACCAACCCCAACAAGTACACCTACACCAACACCAACTGCAACGAGTACACCAACACCGACACCAACTGCAACGAGTACACCAACACCGACACCAACACCGACAATAGTTCCATATAACAAAATTGTTGACTTAAACATAAATGATTCAATATCATATTCTGGAAGTGGAACAACGGTTACGGACATTTTGGGTAACACAAATGCAAGTATAATTGGTTCACCATCATATCAAAATGATGGATGTACTTCGTCAATAGTGTTGAACGGTACCAGTCAATATATTTTAACCAACACCTCAATTAATACACTTTATGATTCTACAGATACATCTATATTTCTTTGGGTTTATTTAACAGATAATGGTGTAATATTGAGTGAACAAGGTAGTGCTGTTTTAAACATTGGTTGGCACGATTCACAAATTGAAATGGTTAGTGGAGCATTAAAGTTTAGTGTTTGGCCATATGGTAGTGAAATAATATCATCAATATCGACACCTCTTAATAATTGGTACTATATTGGATTTGTACAGAACAATACAACTTTAACCGCATATGTAAATGGTCAAAGTGCTGGTTCATCAACAGTTGTTAGACAAGCACCATACCAAAGTGGTAATGGTTTATATTATGCAATAGGCACCGCAGATAGTACAAACTTAGGCGATGGTTCATATTCTGCATTAAAATTTGGTAGATTAGAAATATGGGATGGTGCGATTTCATCTTCAGATGTTTTACAAAACTATAATAGTTCAGTAACTACTTGGATTTGTTCTACACCGACCCCAACCCCTACTTCAACGGCAACGAGTACACCAACACCGACCCCTACGGAAACAAGCACTCCAACACCGACCCCGACTGAAACGAGTACACCGACCCCGACTGAAACGAGTACACCGACCCCGACTGAAACGAGTACACCGACCCCGACTGAAACGAGTACACCGACCCCGACTGAAACGAGTA